GCAGGCACTCCAAAAGGCCGGAACTTCTTTCACACCGGGTTTGCTCTCGGTCAAGACCCCCTCAATGAAGAGTGGATGAGTTGGCAAATGCCAACCTCTACAAACCCTTGGATCGACCCAAGCGAGATCGAAGCAGCAAGAATGGGAATGCCAGAACGAGCGTTCCAGCAAGAGTTTTTAGCGGTGTTTCTTGAAGACGCTGGTGGCGTGTTCCGTAAGGTCTCACTTGCCATTGACAAAGGTAGGAATAAAGATGGAGCACCAGAGCCCGGACGATCCTACCAGTGTGGTCTCGATCTTGCTCGTACTATGGACTTCACCGTCATCACGGTGGTGGACGACCAAGGCAAACAGGTCTATTTCGAGCGTATCAACGAGATCAGCTGGGAACGTCAACTTAACGCAGTCGAGATGGTCTGCAAACGCTATTCGTGTCCGGTCGTTATGGACTCGACAGGAATGGGAGGCGACAAAATCTATGAAGACCTCCGAAAGCGAAACCTAAGAGTCACGCCTTACAACTTCACCAACTCGACAAAAGAAGCCCTCATTGACAATCTAGCCTTGAAGATTGAAAGAGGCGACGTGAGTCTCATGGATATTCAAATCCAGACAGATGAACTTCAAGCCTTTGAGTACCAACTGACACCAAGCAGGAACGTGACAATGAGCGCACCTGAAGGAATGCACGACGATACAGTCATCGCTCTTGCTCTTGCGTGTTGGAACAACCGTCCAAAGATCGCCACGATAAAAGCCAAGCAAGGAGCATGGGCATAAACCACTTAGACATCGCCACAAAGGACGTTCAAAGACTCCACACGACTAGACACGCTTGGTTGATGTACGGGCTAGTCAGGTGGCTCCACCCTCAGGTCATCGTAGAAGTAGGGGCGTGGCACGGGTTCTGCACAATGCACCTGGCCCAAGCCCTTGAGGACAACGGTTTCGGAGAGATACACGTCATCGACGACTATTCTCTGGGTAACGCTGCATCAGAAATCCACAACAACCTTGCAAAAGTCGGACTTGCCCAGCGTTTAAGACTTATCTCAGGCAAGTCCACAGAAGTCAAGTGGCCTGACAAAGTAGATTTTGCGTTCATCGACGGTGACCACAGTTTTGAAGGTTGTGAGCACGATTGCGCGGCTGCAATGGTTCGAGGTGCCAAGTGTATTTGCATTCACGACACTACGGGGTGGTGGGGGCCGCGTGACTACATCGAAAGCGTAAGGACGCAGACGGGGCACAACTGGGATTTGATAGACCAGAACTTTGATTCTGGGTTTGCCGTGATGGTGCTGAGGGAAGAAAAACCACCAGTGTTCTATTCAGAGGAAGCGTATCCGCAGGGGCATGTATGACCGGTAACGACCTTATCAACACAACAGTCTTACCGGCTGGGCTAAGAGAAGCGCGGACACTCGCGAGAAAAGCAAAAGCCTATCACGCTCTCAGGCCGTATCCGAACGTTAGTTTCCAACAGTGGAAAGAAGACGACAGGGGGCCGTTGCCGGTTTGCAGGCCGTTTGTCCGCCACATCGTACAGAAGTCCGCTGACTGGCTCTTCCTGAAACCTGTCCATTTCAAGGTAGAGGAAGAACCTGAACTGACAGAGTTAATCAATGGTGTTTGGAACAACGCTTGTATGGGCTCTCGGGCTATCGGAATGGCTGTCATCGGGGCTCTTTCTGGCGCGGTAGACCTGAAGTGGTCAAAACCCGACCAAGACACAAACGACGTAACAATTGAGATTTACGACCCGACAGAACACACACGGTTCTATTACGATCAGATCGACTCGACAAAGCTCCTCATGGCACGCATCCAGGTGCCGTACTTTGACTACGCTCAAAAGAAATGGTTCTGGAAAAGAGAGGACTGGACTGACGAGTATTGGGTCACCTATGATCCTCTCCCAGCTACTCAGGGTGTTGATAGGAACGGTGCCAACCCTTACCAGTTCGTAGAAGACGCTGACAAAGCACAATTCACAGGCGAGAAGAAAGCAAAGAACCCGTTTGGCATCGTCCCGTTTTGGAGAGTCAGAAACGCAGACTCAGGCGACGAGTGGGGCTTTGGTGATTTGTGGCCTTACTATCAGGTCATCGACCAGATCAACTTCAATGAAGACTTAGGGCACAAGGACAACCAAAAGAGGGTCAACCCGGCTGTCGCTCTTATCAACCTCACCCAAGCCAACAACGAGGCTCCCGATTTTGGCAACAACCCAGACGCGGTTCATGTCCTTGAGACGGTAGACGACAAAGCTGGAAACATCCAAGTCATTGAAGGTTCTGTCGAAATCCGTGAGCACATCAGAGACTTTGCCGACTCTTTGAAGAAAGAACTTTACGGGGCCGTTGGTTCAGTCATGTTCAACCCCGAAGACATCACCAACAAAGGTGCTCTCACTTCTCAAGTGATGACGCAAATGTACGCGCCCTTGATCGAGACCACAACAAGAAAACGGGGGCTCTACGGTGAAGACGGTATCTCGATGTTCTTTGAGAGAATGAGTCTTGGGTTATCAACGATCAATCTTGAAGGTTGGAAACCAGCAAAAGACGTTCAAACGATCTGGCCCAACGTTGTTGAGATGACGGAAGAGGAGAAGATGGCTGCAAGCAACCGTCAAGCCTTCAACATCGAAAACGCCTTTACCACGCACGAACGAGCGGTACGAGAACTTGCCACACAAGACGGTGTTATTGACACCGACGAACTGCTTGAAGACGTGAAACCCATCGCAGAGAAGAAAGCGAAAGAGGCTGACGAGATTCATGAATCGGCTGTCAATCCTCAGCAAAACATGGACGCCTAAAGTTTCCCGTCCTGCACCGGGCTAATTGTGCAGAGAACCATCATGGAAACCAAAACCAAAGGGCTACTGCCGTGGCCCACTGACGCTGACGTGTTTATCGCTGAAGCAAAGAAAAGCGGCAAGGTACAGCACTGGAACACTGACTTAATGAAGTTCGTGACAGAGACAGTCAAAGGCAAAGGTGAAAGCGTTGAAGTCGTCTACACCGATCCTGAACCGTCTTACCCGATCTTCTTTGGGCTTCCTCACGTCCACCCCAAGGGCGTCCCTCAAATCGAGCAGTTCCTCGACAATAAGGGCGGGCCTGCTGGGAAACGAGTCACCTATAAGCCTCTTGAGTCTATTGAAGGCACAAACGTTCTGTTCCTGAAAGACGATCCCCAGACAGGTTGCGGGGTTTATCTCAGGGCCGACACTTACGAGGTGAACCGTGGCTGAAGAACCAATTGTCACTGAACCAGTAGTGACACCGCCAGAGAACTCGACTATCCGTGACATGCGGGCCAAGGTCGAAGAGTCTACAAGAGCGGCAAAGGCTGCGGCTGACGAAGCGGCCCAACTGAAAGCCCAACTAGACGCTATCGAGCGCGAGAAGATGTCTGAGCAGGAAAAGCTAAGGGCAGACCTCGCACTTGCTCAAGAGAAGGCTAAGGAACTCGACACCGTTCGAGACGAGCATGGACGGTTTGCGTCTGCGTTTGAAAACCTCTACAACGAAGCACTTTCACAGGTGCCAGAGGACAAACGCGCCGACGTTGAACGGCTCACCTCTCAAGGTTCTTGGGCTGACAGATACCAAGCCCTTCAATCGGCATCAAAGCTGATCGGAACGACTGGTGTCTCTGTACCACGTATTCAACCAACTTCCCCAAGTGTGGTGACTGACCCGCAAGTCACACCACCAACCAAGACAAACCTTGACGTTGCTAAATCTGGCGGCGTCTTTGGAATCCCTGACATCAGAGAAGTGCAGTACCGCAAGGCTACGAAACTTCCTCAGGGTGAATAAACCCTCCCGTGCGGGGCAAGCACGAGACTAACAAGGTCGCCCGGACACCTATCAGAGGCCGGAGGTTCACGCATGGAGCATCTAAATGGCTATATCCTCAGCAGCACTAACGCTGGCGCAATATGCCGAACAGAGCAACGAGCCTCTTATCAAAGAAGTCACATTTTCTCTTCTTGAGAACGACTCGCCTCTTTCGGACTTGCCCCTCTACACCCGACCAACCCAGAAGATCAACGGTTCCCGCTTTACTGGAAACCTTCCGTCTGTCAGTTGGCGACAACTCAACGAGTCAACCACAGTAACAAGTGGCACGGCTTCACCTTACCAAGAGCAGGCTTACATCCTGTCGAACGCATTCGACATGGATCGCTTTATTCTTGAGGACATGAACGCTGTCGGTAACCCGATGGCAGTCCAGGTGGACGCTTGGCTCAAGGCTGTCAACTACGACCTTACGGACAAGTTCTTCAATAACAACCACCTTTCCGGTGACGCTGACGCTCCTGTCGGCATCCGGGAACGACTCGACTCGGCCTCCACATGGCAAACCAACACGTCCTGCAAAATCTCAGCGGCTTCGACAGACATCACATTGGCTGCCGGCACTGCTGCGACAATGGGCGCGTTCCTTTACTACTTGGAGCAGGCCCTTGACGAGCTTGGAGCCCCACAAGGCGACAATTGCGTCATCTACATGAACCGAACAATGAGGCGACTCGTTGGCGTCGGTATCAAGAAGATGGGTTCTGGCGGTGGTTGGGACATGACCACGGACGCCTACGACCGAAAGATTCTGACTTACCGAAATGCAAAGGTCAGAACAATCGGGCTCAAGGCCGACCAATCGACGGAAATCATCACCAACACAGAAGACACCTCAGGCAACAACGGGGCTTCGACGTATTCCAGCTTCTACGTAGTCCGCTACGGTGAGAACGGAATGACGGGTTGGCAGTTCGACTCTCTCGCTCCTGTCTTTGCGGGCTACCGCTCAGACGAGCCGACGCACTACCGCATGGCGTTTGACTGGGCAATGGGCTTGATCCAGGCTCACACCCGATGCATCGCCCGCGTTTACAACGTGAAGGTGTCCTAACCATGTACGACAACAACCTCTCCTTGCAAGCGGCTGTCACTAAAACAGCCACATTCAACGGTACTGGTGTCGATCTTGGCACCGGAACCCCTCTCACTCGCGCTCTTGTTGCACGAGTCCTTGCTACTTCCTACTCCGGTTCAGCCGGTACAGGAACAGCAACGTTCTCTATCGACGAAAGCTCCGACAACACAACGTTCACATCCCTCACAAGCCCAACGGCAAAAGCTGTGAACTTTACATCAACAGCGGCGAGCGCGGTCATCGACCTTCCGTTCGTCACTCGAAAGCGATATGTCCGTTTGACACTGACTGTCGCTTCTGGCACTTCCCCAAGCATCGTTTATTCCGCAAGCATCGGAAACTCGCTGCCTGGCTAGTACAGGAAACGGGGCCGGTTTGTGGTAGTTCCGGCCCCCTAAACTCTCATGGCATACGTCTACACCGATTTTGCTACGCTGGCAAACCTGAAGGACTTTCTTTTAGGCGCGCACATCGTCACAAGTGATTCTAGTTTCACGATGTCAGACGATGCGATGCAAGCCATCCTAGACGCCAGAGAAGACCAACTGAAAATAGAAACATCCAGGCAGTTCGTGCCTGGTTCAGCCGGTGAGGTTAGATACTTTGACGGTACCGGACATGGAGTGATGCGGATTGATGAGTACATCGACATCACTGCAATCGAATTCTTTTATACACCGGGAACGGCTTCTATCTCGGCCACAAACTATGTAGAAGTCACCCGAAAGCCTTGGGCCAACGACGTAGTAAAAATCCTCCAGGGCCAAGCAAACATCAATTACGGTTTCTTCCAGAGGTTCCCAGAGGGGCGAGAGAACATTAAGATCACCGCGACATGGGGATATGCCTCAACGATCCCTAAAGACGTGTGGTTGGCGCATTTACAAGCCAGTGCAGCCGACGTGATGCAAGCTAACACACTCTCAGCACAGGGCCAGACATTGAAATACACCGACGGTGACGCCTCAGAACAATGGACTGGTGAAACTATCGGAGAATCGGCTGGGTGGCTTGGTAAAGGATCACTTTGGGAACGAGTTTTAAGGAACTACAAGCGAAGTCTACGAAGCCACATTCTGAAATCCAGACCAAAACTTATATGAAGTTCTCTTCACCTAAAGACGCAGGGGTGTACCTTGCCAAACAAAAACAATATGCCGAGGCGTTGCCTCACCTTCTGCAAGCGTTAGAAGACAATCCAATCGACTGTGAGACGCTTTACTCACTCGCTACAGTGAAAGCGGCTGACGGACAATTGGAAGACGCCCAGGCTCTTTGTGAACGAGTCCTCCAACTAGAACCGACTCACTATCGTAGTTGCCACTTATTGGGGGCTGTGGGCGCGTTCTGCGGGGATTACGAGCGGGCAGAGTATTTCTTTGACCGGGCTCTCAACCACGCGCCAAAAATGCCTTCTGCGATGTGGAACAAAGCCCAGTGCGAACTTTTAAGAGGCGACTATAAAAACGGGTTTGAGAGCTTCAAGTACGGGCGACAAGCCAAAGTCACCCACGTTCGAGCATTCGGGAAAGAGTGGGACGGATCGCAAGTCGAAACATTGTTCGTTTGGGCTGAACAGGGTTTAGGCGAGGTTTTGATGATGGCCCGGTACATACCGGAGATTGCCAAACGAGCCAAACACGTCATTTTTGAAGTCTATAAACCCCTGGTTCCACTGTTTGACTTTCAGGACTGGGGCGTGTCAATCGTCGCCCAACCTGAGGACTGGCACAATCCTTACACCTACGACGCGCATTGTTCAATCCTTGACCTCCCACGGATTTGTAACATCGAGTCTCCCAAGGATGTAAAAGGAAAACCATACATTAAGGCTCCCAAAGGGCTTGGGAAGAACAAAGGCAAGATCGGGATTTGCTGGAAAGGCTCCCACACGCACGAGAACGACGCTCAACGAAGCATCCAACCGAGTGATTTGGAACCACTCAAAAAGTTCCCGTTTGTAAGCTTCCAGAAAGACGAGACTCTTTTCAAGTGGGAACAGCAGAAACTCAATGATTTTGCTCAAACAGCCCAAGCACTTGACGGGCTAGAACTTCTTGTCACGGTCGATACGAGCGTGGCCCACCTGGCAGGCGCAATGGGAATCCCGACGTGGCTCATCGTTCCACTTAACAAGGAATGGCGGTGGGGAACCGAGGGAGACAAGACGTGTTGGTACGACTCGGTTAGAGTCTTCAGGCCGAACTTAGAGACAGGGTTCGCTCCCGTCGTTCAGCAGATAGCAAAGGAACTCAATGAGCTTAAGCAAACGCCAATTGTGGGCATACCAGGACACAGTTGATGTCTACAGAATCTCGGCTTACGAGGTTGATTCCAACAACGCAGTCAAGAAACCAAAGTATTCAAGCTCTCCGCACATCTCTGGGTTAGTTTGCAGGGTTCAGACCACTACCTTTAGAAACGGGATGGTCAATCCTCTGGGCCGGTCTCAGATGGACAACTTCGAGACGGAGGACATCCTTCATTGCGAACTCAACACAGACATCATCGACGGTGACATTGTGATTGTCCAGACTCCAACTTCTCCGGGGTTAGGCAAAGCCTACAAGGTCATTGGAAAAGGCGAAGCAAGGATAGGAAGGGCCAACTACGACCATGTAAGGATCAGGCTCCTTGACGTGAAACCTCAGAACATCCCATGAGCGACTTTTCAAAACCTGTACTTACCCAAATCGAGGCCCTTATCAACTCGACATGGACGGACGTTGATTTCAGCTTCAGAGTATCGGTAGGTTCTTGGTACAACTGGCGCGACAGGATCGGAGAAGGGGATTTGACCCCACCGTTTGCAGTCGTTTCTGTCCTTTCTGAAGTCCCTACAGCCGACTGGGGGCCAACAAACAAGACTTACAACCTGGGTATCGCTCTTTACTACGTCAGATCGACAGACTTGACAGCCGGAGAAGAGGCCGGGGGCGCGACAAAAGTAGAGGATTTGATCTATCCAAAGATCGCTGCCATGCGGGACGCATTGATCGCCAACCGGACAGCGTTCCAGTTGATTGACGATCCCGTTACTTCGGTAGGTTTGGACAATCCAGCCAACGAGTATCTAGCCACAAACTCTGACCCGTTCTGGGCTGGTGAGTTAACTTTCACCGTTCTAGCAGGAGAAAGCTATCTGTGACCATCAGACAGGCCCGGTCAAGAGTCCAACGACTGAAGGCTGAGATCGTAAGGGACACGAAGTCCGCAGTCGGTAGAGCCATCAAGTCTGGTGAAAGAGAAGCCAAGCGGATGAGTTCTGGCCCGGTCACACCGGCGCAAAGCGCGGCTAAAGACTACATCTACGCAAGGAGACACGGGCCACTTGGGTTAGTCCAGTACATGCCTCAGAAGTCCAGAGCGGTCATCAACGAGCAGACCGGGCAGTTTAAGGCTAGTTGGTACGCAGACGCGCCACAAAGCCAAGACAGGACGGTTAGCGCACGTCTGAGCAACCAAAACGAGGTCGCTGACTTCCTTCAGTACGGAACTGAGTTCATGGTGCGTAGACCAATCAACGTCTACCTGACAGATTTTATCAATAACGCGGCTCTCAAAGAGCTTCAAATAATGACATCCAGACTCGAAAGGTTCTACTCATGACTATCAATCCTGAAGGCTTCGGTCAAGGCGGCCCTGTGGCCGATTGGCACGAACAAGACATCGTTACTCCGGTGGAACCCATCGAACCACCCAAGACAGAGAAGGAAGGTAAAGACTAATGGCGACTATCCCGCTCTTTTTCAGAGGTAAAGACCTGTCATCGGTCATTCTGTACCCTCAGACGATTGGGACGGCTGGTGTTCTTTCAGACGCATCGACCAAGACTCTCACGACTCAGATTGATTCAATCCAGGTCAATCTTACGAGCAACCAAGAGAACATCAACGCAGTCAACCAACCCAGGGCAAACCACATGATTATTGAGGACGACTACACGTTTTCACTGAGCATGAACGAAGTCCACAACGCAAGCGACCCCGATCCAACGTTGACGACGTTCCTCACAAACGACGTGTTCAAACTTGTCTTTGTAAAGGGAACCCAAGCAGGTTCTATCAGGACGTGGACACTTTATGGTGCAAGGGCTTCTCACAGTTCCGGCGTCCAAGGCAAGGGTGGACAGAAATCCAACATCGAATTCACGTCTGTTGACACTGGCGCGACTTCCTACGTCTCGGCGGTGGTGTCATAAAGTACGACTCCTATTCTCTCAAACGGGCTCAAAGGCCGACGAAAGTCTTTGAGTTCCGCGACCCTCAGAACCCAGAATTTAAGCCCGACATCGAACTCAAACGGTTCGGGCTTATGGCAGCCTCAGCGATTGACGAAAAAGCCGGGGAGATGTACCGGAAGTACGTCGTTGGTTCCGGCCCGGTCAAAGAGAACGGGGAACTTGACACCGAATCTTCGCTTTACATCGCTCCTAAGTTAGTTGGGTTTGTTGACGGGGAGCCTGTCATTCTGACCTTTGCTTCTTGTCGTGCTATCACGGCTATTGTCTTAGCTCAAACGGAAGGCCGGGAAGAGTTTCGGTACACGTTTGAGGAAATAGCGATGTGGTGCGTTTCTGACCATCTTGGTATGCAGATCGTCCAGGCTAGCAACTGGGTGGCACCTGAGATGCCAAAGACAGGGGAAGAACTCCCAAACCCGATGGGCGGCTCACAGCCGCAATCACTCAAGTCTGCCTCAGACGATTTAAGTTCCACCCAGGAATGATCCAAGGCCAACTTGATCTTCTGTGGAGCATCAACGAACGCCTCGCAGGGAACAAGGGATTGAACCTTGAACGGCCCAGTTTAGATTGGGTCGAAGACATTGTTTCCTTGCCTGAACCGACTATTGGAGAACTCTAATGGCTATCGTAATTGACTTGCAAGTCACAGACAAACACGCCGACAGTGCGATAGACCGTTTGGACTCTGTTCTAGAAAAACTTCAATCGACTCAAGACAGGCTCAACGATTCCCTGAGAGCGACTGCCCAAAACGCCAACCAAGCCGCTAACAGTTACGGGAAGATGGCGTCAAACGCCAACCGTGCTGGAACAGCCGTTAAAAGCGTCACAGCAGGGCAGAGAAGGGTCGCGGCGTATTACTCGGCTATTGCATCGACTGACCCTCAAGCGGCCCTCAATTACGCCAAGAACCAGCTAGCCCAAGACCCTTATAACGCTTCAGCAATCAGGCTTCAGCAAAGAGCTCAACGCGCTCTCAATATGCAGAACCCGGCCAACCAACTCGCGGCTGCACAAGCACGGACGAGATATACACCGGGCGGTGCTGGGCTTCCTCTTGGTTTCGACCTCATGAAGCACGGGCCACAACTTTTTGGTACGGGAATGTCTGGCATGGGTCAAGCCGCTGGGGTCGTTTCTGAAGCGTTCAACCTTGCAGGGACGGGAATCTTTGCGGCTATCACTGGTCTTGCCATCGCAATGCAAAAGGCGGCTGAGTACATCGGTAACGTCGGGCGTTCCATTGCGTCATCCGGTTCGGTGCAAGGACTAGAGAGTTTCGCGGATACTGGCGGTTTTGGTTCTGCCTCGGGTGGTGCAAGAAGCGTCCAGGGGGCGATTCAAAGCGGGTTTGGTGCGGGATATGCCCAACAAGCCGGAATTAACATCGTAGGTGGCCCAGGTGGTGACAACAACTACGGTGCAAAGCTCCGAAAGGCCCTTAACTTCATTGCTAACTCTAATTCAATGGATCAGGCAAGACGACGGGCTGAAGGGCTCGGAATCCCTGAAGCGGCGAACCTTTACAACACGTCGCAAACACTCAAGAACAAGATCGGTAAACCGATCAATCCTCTGACTGAGGAAGACGTAAGGGCTGCCAACGATTTCAACATTGCCCTATCAAGACTGGCAGAACTGTTCAAGAACTCGTTTGGGCGGATGATCGCACACGACCTTGAACTCATCGCCATGAAGGTCACATTTGTCACCGACGCGCTCGAGAAGTTCTTCCAGTGGCTCGATTCCATCTATAAGTTCATCGCTGACAAGCTCGGTATCAAGTCGGGCAACAGCCCAAAAGACCAAAACACCAAAGCGGTGGAAGACAACACGCGAGCATTGAAGGACTTCAGGGAGACGTTGGGCGGTGGCCCAAGAGCTTCAGGAGCCATTCCCAAAGGGATAAACGGTGTGAACTTTGGCCACGCAAAGGACATGAGGCTAGGGGCAATATAGGCGGCGGTTCAATTGGTCGCCACTCTACAGGTTCCCCGCACCACTGACAAACGGGATAATACGGGACAAGGATGTTCCGGCACCGTTTGCATTGCCACATTATTTCCTATACCAAACTAAATTAGGGTCGTGGCTGTTGACGAGCATCTTATCCTTGAGGATGAACCTGGCTTTTGTTGAAGTCTGGCCGATAGTCTGGAACACTAAAACGACTTGGCCGTTTTCAGTAGACCAAGTTCCTCGGGTGACATCTTCAGTTCCTCCGGTGGACGGTGATGCGATTTCGCACAGCCCGTCAGGATCAAGCGTTAAGTAAGTTCCTTCTTTGCCTGGGTTGATATAAGTACCCGATGCAAAGGGATACGTGAAGATTTTCCAAAGAATGATTCCCGTGACGATCACAGAACCAAGCCCGATCACGAACTTTTTGTTGTAGTGCCACCACCAACCTAACTTATTTCCCATCGGTTGCGGGGGCGTGAACATTTGGGTGACGTTCGGGTTAGTCGTTTGGAACACCCTCCCGCAGTTCTGGCAAGTTTGGGCGTCTTGGTACGCCAGTGCTCCACATTGCGGGCACCGCTTGACGTTTGTCGCCTGCATACAGGCATTGTAACACCATCATGGCTGGATTTGGAAACGCTGACAATAAAGTCACGAGGTACAGAAGAACGGTCGTCACGTTTGACGAGTTCCTTCCCTCGATGACTCAGCCAGCTATCCAACTCGAAAGACCGGCAGAAGCCATCGGCCAAACAAAAGACTCCAAGAAGGTCGATACACACTTCATCCAAGGTCTCGGGTGGCAACTCAGAAGCTACCAAATGGACTTTGGAGAGATTTACGAGTCCACCAACGGACAATCTGGGACGTACTCGACTGCCCTAGGCCGTGCTACGGTCGCTAGCGGCTTCACAGAGAGCAATTACCAACGTGACCCTAGTCTGACAGGTGTAACGTGGGGCGGCCCTTCTAGCGGGCTTCCAGGCTTAAAAAAGGACGTGACAGCGGGGGGAACGTTTGATTCCTCGTTGACGACTGACGAAGCCGCATACCCTTCTCCAACAACAACAGGCGCGGCGGATTGTAAGAGAGTCCTTTACACGAC